AGGTTGGTTGGCATGTCAAGCCCTCTGGATCATTACTTCGATGGTCGAAGTCAACGGCGGAGCTTCGGAGAACGTCAGAGTCGTGCCGCTCACACCGTAGGTGTTCTTCTGCTGATAGACCCCGTTGATGTACACCTGCGTGTTGTTCTCAGTGCCGGGATCGTAGGTCAACGTGAAAGCAACTGTGCTTCCGTTGCCGGTGAAATTCTGGACTCGCTGGTACGCAGCCTGCGCAATCGTCAACTGCTGGAGCGTGATAGCCTTCGTCTCGTTGGCAGTTACATCAAAGATGACGAGCTTATCGTCCGTCGCAGACTGTGCGCCGGTCAATACGGTCAGTGCCGGAATACGCTTGGCTGTCATCCTAATCTCCTATGTGGACAGGGGGCACGAAGCCCCCCGCCAGTCTACATTACGACGGAGTAACCGCATTGGTACCGTCAGCGTCAACCCAAGTCGAGTTGGCGTTGGCACCAGTTGCAATTTTGAGCTTGCTGTTGACTGTATCGAAAACGATAGTCCCAGCAGCTTTACCCACCGTGTTGACTGCATTGGCAATAGCCGCAATCTGCACATCGGTTGCAGTGCGAAGCTGGATATATCCAGCCGTCGCGTCCACGTTGCCGGTGAGAGTACCAGCAGCGCCACCAGAAGCAGTCAACGTGCCGGTCACAGTCAACGTCTGCAATGTTGCAGTGCCGCTGTTGATGGTCACATTGTCCTGCGCAATACCGCGATAAACACCCATGATGTTCTCCTTTTAATGACAGGGGCCGAAGCCCCCATCGGATTTAGTTGGCGTTGGCGACAACTGCGAAGAACTTGATCACGGCGTCTTCAGGGACAGCGGTGTTCAGCGGGATGTCGATGGTATCGGCAGCAGCCACGACAGTGGCGGCGGCAGCGTTCGCAGCCTTCAGGCCGGTGCTGTTGGTCGCCAGATCGTTACCGTAGACGTTGGCGGCAGCGGGTGAACCCGTCGTAAAACCAATGTCGATGGTAGCGGTAGCGTTCACAGTCTCAGCCGTGAGCACGTTCATACCAGCCGACAACACCACAGAACCTGCGGGCATCGAGATGATCTGCAACGTGTCGGTCGCAGCCAGCGCGGTGGCACCAGCAGCGTCACGAGCAGCCTTGACGGCGGCGAAGTCAACAGTCACCTCGAACTTCGAGATGTCCGTGACATTGGAGGGGAAGGCGGCAGTGCCTTTGTTGAACCCCAAAGAGTCGGTGAATGCGGTCATTTCAGTATCTCCAAAAAGTGTTTGAACAGACAGGGGGCCGAAGCCCCCCATTCATCAGAATTGCACGACGGCGGTGGACAGAGCTTCGCCCTTGACAACCTTGTAGCCGTAGACTTGCAGACCACGGATGATGTTGCCGAAGGTGGACTCGGAGCGGATGGTTTCCATGTTCGTCATCTGCGATGCGAAAGTGAAGCCCATCTTGTGACCGGCGATGATGTTGTACTTGCCCGAGGACACGGCAAGGTTGTGGCTGACGTAGATGGTGAAGCGATCAACCATACCCAGACGACCGTTGCGAACGATGGACATGCTGTCGCCAGTCAGCGAAGCGTCCTTCAGTTCGGACTTCTTGATCAGACCAGCCATCTTGGCAGGAATGACCACGAAGCGGTCAGCCTCGGGGGCGTTGGCTTCGTCCAACACGGTGCCCAGATCGACCAACAGGTCAACGATGGAGGTGGTGCTGGAAGCGCCGTCCTTGGTCACGGTCAACGGAGCGGCAGTGGTGCCGAGGTTGAACGAAGCGGATTGCTCACCAGCGGTCAAACCCTTGTTGGTGGCGGCGATACCGGGCAGGATGTCGGTCAACACGCGCTGGTCGATCTTGATCTTCATACGCTCGGAAGCGTCCTTCGACCAAGTGTCCATCAGGTTGATGTCCGACTGAACCTTGTCCACATCGTCTTCAACGCAGGCGAAGTACTCGCCCTTGTCGATCACGAGTTGCAGCTTGGGCTTGTCTGGATTTTCCACGGTCAGGGTTTGGCCCTTCACGTAGTCACGGATGGTGATTTCCGGTGTGGTGCGGATGTTCACGGTGTCGCCGTACTGGCGGATTTCACCTTCGTAGTCGGTGTTCGAGATCGCTGCGAGCACGGTGGCGTCGTAGAAGTTCTCGATCAGTTTGCCCGACCAGATTTCGGGGATGAAGTTGCCGCTGTAATTGGGACGACCGGGGGAAACGGGATAAGACATGATGTAACTCCTCTATTCAGGCATTGGCTTGGATGCGATTCTCTCGCTGGGCAGCGAAAATATCGCGTTCGATTCGGTCGCGCTCTTGCTCTCGGCCTTTGTACTTGCCGGTGCGGACATCGTTGAAGAACTTCGTGATGTCCGTGGGCGAATACATCTTGCCTTGGTTGGGCGTTGCGGGGGCACCGGCACCGCGTGAGCGACCGGGGGCGACCTGCTTTTCCAACTCAGAGTTGATAGCGCGACCAGTGGATTGAGCAACTGCGGCTTGTCCAGTGGACTCTAGCCAAGCGCGGAAGAAGTTGCCGACTCGATTTGCATCGAGGTTGCGTTGTGCGTCGTCGAGGTACGTCTGACGTGTGATGCCCGTCAACGGGTCAGCTTGCAACAACCACGACTGGAAGTCGGCGTTGTCGTTCACCTGACGGAAGTTGGGAACACCAGCGGTCAACTCAGCCCAGAACTGTTGCTCGGCGGACATCTGCTGACGGTGCGCCACGGCTTGCACCTGTGGCACCACGTTCATCTGCATCTGCTGAAGCATTCCCTCGATCTTGGCAAGGCGCTGCGCCACGGGAGACAACTCCTCGCGGGACACCTTGCGCATCACATCAAGCGACTCGCCGTATTCCTCAACATCTTTGTCGGTGACGATCTTCTCGGCGACTTGTTGCTGGGGTTGGGCATTCGCTTGCTGTGCGGACAGCGAGGCAAGCAACTGTTCCATCTGCTGCACGCGCTGGGTCATCTCGCGGTTCTGCTGGTGCAGGCGCGGAACTTCAGCGTTGTACATGCCCTGAAGTGTTTTGTACTTCTGGACGACGGTTTCTTCCGGTGCATTGTCAGCACCCGTTTTCTGCTCATCTACGGGTGACGGAGAAGCATTATTCGGCGCAGCGTTCTCGTCGGCGGTCGGCGTATTGCTGGTGTTCTCAACGGGCGTGACGGTGCCATTGGCGGAGGGTGTTCCGCCTGTGTTGTCGTCCGGGTTGAGTTGCGCATACAACTGCTGTACGGCCTCGGTCTGTTTGCGAATTTGCTCTGGAATTGCCATGTTGAACGCTCCTATCGGTGTGCGTGAGTAAAGACGGCGAGTTGCATCATAACTTTGCCGCTATCGCAGGGGATTCTTTGGCGAACTCAATGAGTTCACCCAGCATCTGGCAGCGCCCCTGAAACACTGCTGGATTGTCAATCGCAAACGGGAGCCGCTTCATCTCATGCGCGTAGATACCCTCCATCCACGCCAGAAGTTCTGGGTGTTGCCGGACGGCCATCGCCAGTCCTTAGATGATGGGCGGTGCGGGCTTGATCATGCTGCTCTCCCGCTTGCGCGGCTTTGTACTGTGTTGGCTTCCATCCCACCTTTGGGCGAACCATCAGGATTTTCCGCGCCGGGGGCTGGGGCTTGTTGCTGTGCTTGCGCAGCCATTGCCCTAGACTGAACCCGACCCTGATACCCTGACTTCTCCCGAGAAGGGATGACGTCCTCCGCAGACATCTGCAACCCTTTTGCCACTTCTCGCAAGATGGTGGCACGTCCTTCCTTGCCCATGATCTCCATGTCCACGGGATTGGCGGTTGCGTTGAGGAACTCGATTCGGCGAATGTTGACAGTCTCCTTGACTGCAAGGTTGATCGCGCCCTTGGCGATCACCGTGACATCGCCCTTGATGGACTCGTCTTCGTCGTAGCGCATGTTGTACACGAACTGACGCATCACAATGGGTTTGACCACATCGCTGTCGATGTGCATCACGACTTGGCGAATGCCCTTGCCCGCCGCGCCCAGGAGCATGGACAGGCCCGACGACGTGCGGCCAGCGCCCTGCACGTTCAAGTCACCGTAGACGTAGGCCGGGATGCCCGAATGGTCGTCGGCAAGACGGCTGAACTTCTCATAGACACCCACCAACTCGGTGGCCCG